TGACAACGTGGTAGTGCATATGATGGCTGTAGCTCAAACACAGGGTATCGAAATTCACCAATTTAAAGATTGGATTACCCGCCAGCTTCCACAGGATAAAATGACGATAAAGGAAATTCGAGACAGGAAAAAAGGACACACGGATGAATTTGGAGGAGTTTTTAGTGGTGATGACTCAGCGCTAATAATGAGTAGGAAGAATGCCGAATTGTTTGTGGAAAAAGGACACCATATACTGAATGATCTAGGATGGTACAGGAAAAATATGGAGAAATCTGAAAAATCAGAGATTATCCATAATTTGAGCGATGTTGATTTTTGTAGTCATCATTATGCTCCCATTCGTATGAACAACAGATTTGGGGAGACCATCACTAGATGGTTACCTTGTAGACCAGTTGATGAAATATTGGCTAAATCATCTTTAGTGATTGGAAAACCTAAAGATTTGAAGACTGAGGAAGCATTAGCACGAGCACATGGGTTGCAATTACTAGTTAATTACTTCCATATGCCTGAAATTCGAGCTTATGCTCTTTCCATACTTTCAGCAACTACTCCAGGTCTAGTTCTTTTGGGACTAGACAAAGGCTACAAGATACAAGCACAACCTTGGCTATGCTCAGGTGGAGTTTTGGAAATAGTGAACAAATGCCTTTTTGGAGAATCGACAAATTATCCTGCTGATGTGAGCATTGCGAAATTGTCTGATCTAGGTTACATGGAATTTAGAGACAGAGCGAGATTTTTCATGCCTAGTAATTCTGAGAGCAAACGTAGGGCTGCTCGGAAAGCGTGGTATATATCACTAGTTGACAACATACATATGCTTCGCGACCCCATGGTAACTTACGAGGATTGGTACAAAGAAATGTACATCCTTGTTAAGCTTTCAGGCGAAACACTTGTGGTCTAAGTTTAATCCCTTGAGTCCCGTCAAGACTATAAACTGGTACCGCCAAGGAACGAGACTTCTGAAAAATTCGAGACTCAATTCGAGATTCTTTAAACTTTGATCAACATAAGGGGTGGTTTATAGCTGCCCCTTTTCGTCCCGTCAAGACGGTAAACTGGTACCGAAGAGTTACGAGACTTCTCAAATGCATCACTAAATGGATCTTATGAACTTTGGACTTGAACAAATCGCGACATACAACACACAAACACGAAACACAATAAACCCTTTAGGGTTTCTTACTGATTCTTCCCTAATTGTATAACGAATCTTTCAAAATGTTTTATTCTTGAAATTATTAAGCCGAATTTAACCAATGGTTGCAAATGCATCCCCAGAGGGAACCCTTGGTTATTCCCTAATGCTTAAACTTTCAAAATGAA